TAAAGGGAGCTTGGGAAAAACTAGCTATTCCAAACATTTATTGCTCCTTAAAGTGTTACTTCTTCCCAGTTAGTAATGGATTCATTCCACTTGTATTGTTTATCATCTGTAGGCATAACTACAGGTGCTTCCCATGACCATGTTGTATTGTTTAGTGTCCATGATGGGAATGGTTGTGATGCGTAGAATACGTCATTAGTAGCATCGTATGTATAACCAATGCCAGCGTAATTACCTCTTAAAGGTCTACCTTCTGGATGTTGATTAGCATGTGTGTTGTATGATGTTTGTAACCAAGTACCTGCACTTGAGTCTACAAATGTATCAAAGAATTCTTTTTCTGCTACTATTACTTGTACTACTTTACCGTCTAAAACTTTTGCGAAATGTGACATAGTTTTTCCTTATGCTGTATATGTGCCAGAGGCTGTAAATTTAATAATTGTACTACTTCCTGAAGTTGTTACTGTTGGGCTTCCAGTAGTTGTGCCTGTATAGTTAGCAGTAGGGACACTTAATATAACAACTCCAGAACCACCTGCTGCTGCTGCTGAAGTTCCACCAACAGCACCACCGCCACCACCGCCACCTAAATTAGCAGTTCCTGCTATTGCTACTGAAGTAGATGTATTTTGCCTTGCTCCAGCACCGCCTCCACCAGCTCCACCTGCATTATTATTGTTTGCTTGACCAGCTCCACCGCCACCTGCATAAGTAACTGAAGAACCTGTTATAGAGGAAGCTGTTCCAGCTCCACCAGTACTAGTACCTGCACCTGTTCCGCCAACTGCATTAGCTCCACCACCTCCACCACCATTACCGCCTGCAACACCAGCACCGCCTGCATTACCTTGACCAACTGTGCCTGCACCACCAGCACCTCCATTAGCACCTCCGCCGCCGCCTGAACCTCCGCTACTTCCAGCAACACCATCTCTACTTCCTGCACCACCTCCAGTAGAAGATATTGTTGTTAATCCTGTGCCTGATATTGATGAAGCAACTCCTGATGTTCCGCTTGTACCAGCACCAGTTGCCGCAGCACCACCAGCTCCAACTGTTGTTGTAATTACTGTTCCATTAGCTACTGTTTGAGTTGATGTTCTAAAGCCTCCAGCACCTCCACCACCACCACCTTCAACATTACCAGCATTAGTTCCGCAACCACCGCCACCACCACCAGCTACAACTAAAAAGTCTACTGAATAAGTAGTTGATTGTTCACCTATTGCTACCCATGCAGTTCCTGTATAAACTTCCATTACACCAGTAGTCGTGTTATACCCTTGTTGTCCAGTACTAGGAGAAGATGGTCTACCAGCAGTAGTCCATGAAGCATTAGTTATGCCATTTGTCCCAGATATATTTACAGGCATTATACTGCTCCTAATTTATTAGCTTCTTGTTGTGCTTGATACGCTGCAATGACTTCTGGTGTATGTGTAACCTTGCATATATCTTGCACTTGTTGTTCTTGGTCTGAATAGTCTTGACTTGGAACTATGCACCATCTATGGAATGTACGAGATATTTGATTGCCATTGTCAGTAATAATAGTAGCTTGACGAACTTGAATAGTTCTATTGCTTACTACTTCTATTCTATCTATTTTTATTTGTTGATTTAATGACATAATATTTTTCTTTATGCTGATTGATATGAACCAGTTATTATCCAAGTGTAACCATTTGTACCGCCAGAAGTTCCAGCATAATCTTGAATTGAACCAGATGTTGAATTTGAATCAATATATAATTGTCCTGTTTTACCAACAACAGCATTTTCTCTAGCTATTAATACTTGTCTATTACCTGTCCAAGTTGTAAATGGTAAATTTGTAATTGTCATGCCATTATTACTACCACTTGTTACTGGTATAATCATATTAATAAATACTAACTTTCCTATTTTTATATATATGCCTGTTGTAGTTCCAACTGTAACTCCAGTCACAGAAGGAGTAAAAGTTCCCTCTTCATAATCATCTAAAGTATTACCATCACTAGATGCTGATTGAGTTGTTGGAAATGTTATTTGCCCACCAGTAAGATTAATAGTAGGTATTGTAGCTTGACCAGTAAATGTAGGAGCTGCTGTAAGAGCAATAGTGCCTGTAGTAGTAGGTAATGTTAGCGTAGTTGTGCCTGATACTGCTGGGGATTCTAATGTTATTGAACCTGAAGTAGAACCGTTAAGTATTAGTTTAGCCATTAGTTATTCTCTTTTAAGCTATGTATTACTTGTAAAAAATAAATCATGCTGTGTAACTTCCTGAAGCTGTGAATTTAATAATAGTGTTAGAACCTGAAGTTGTTATTGTAGGTGATCCAGTTGTAGTTCCTGAATAGTTTGTAGTTGGTACGGATAGGATTACAACTCCTGAACCACCTGCTGCTGAAATTGCACTACTAAATGAGCCACCACCACCACCGCCGCCAGTATTAACTGTACCTGCTACAGATGTTGTGCCATTTCCACCACCAAGACCACCACCACCAGCTCCACCTGCACCACCAGCAGCACCACGAGTATCACCACCACCACCACCGCCGCCAGCATATGTTACTGAAGAACCAGTTATAGATGAAGCAGTTCCTGCACCGCCAACACCTCCTGTGGTTACAGCATTACCGCCAACAGCTCCAGCACCTCCGCCTCCACCGCTTGCCCAAAATGATGATACAACAAGAGCAGTACCGCCATTATTACCTTGTCCTGAAGTTCCTGTACCAACAGCATCTACTGAACCTGAACCTGCTGCTCCACCACCAGAACCACCATTTCCACCGCTACCTGTACTTCCGCCACCACCACCTGCACCGCCTCCAAGAGCGGTTAAAGATAATCCAGTAGAATTAGAGCCTACATTACCAGCTCCTTGAGAGCCACCAGATAATCCATTTGCTGCACCGCCTGCACCAACTGTAAATGAATATGTTGTTCCTGTAAGTAATGATGATGTGCTAGTTAATAAGCCTCCAGCACCGCCTCCACCGCCGGGGTTGTATCCACCAGAACCACCACCTGCAACTATTAAATAACTAGCAGTATAAGATAAGCTCATAGATGAAACTATCCAATTAGTTCCATTGTATGCTTCAATAGCACCAATACTACTATTAAATCTTGTTTGTCCAATAGTAGGACTAGCTGGTCTTTGAGCAGTAGTGCCAGTAGGAATTGTCATTCCACCTGTAGAGTTAAATGTTGCATTTTGTGCTGTATCTATAGTTAAAGCTGTAGTACCGCTATTAGTTTGTAATACTAAAGACCCACTATTGTCTGGTTGTATTACTACACCATTAGTGGTAGTTGCATTTATAATTGTACTCATACTATCACCCAGCGAGAAGTAGCAGGAACTGTAACAATAGCACCTGAGCCTATTGTAACGTCACCTGCTTCTACAGAGTTATATCCTGTAGGAAATGTGTAAGATGTTGCTATAGTTCCATTATTAACACTAAGTCCGTTAGATGCAGCAAACTGTGGTGCATAAGCATCACCATTAGCGTCTTGGTAAACAGCTTTTTCAGCAGGATAAGTTACAAATACATTCTTTGTGCCTGCACTAAAGTTTACTAGAGAACCACTATTGCTAGACTCTAATACAGTAGTACGAGATAAAGTAGTGCCTGAAGATGTGTATGTACCTAGACCTACTTCAAAGTCTGAACCACCTACGATAGCGTAGTAAGTAGTATTAGCATTACCTATAACAGAAAATGACTGGAAACCAGCAACTGCACCAGCAAGCGTGAACGTGCCTGTGCCTGTGGTCGTAGACGTTTCTTGGACTCTATCTTTGACGACTAACGCCATGACTTATCCTTAAGCTAATGTAACTGAAAGGTTGCCTGTTGAAATCTTAAAGATATCACCAGTATCAATTGTTTTAGATGTATCTAAAGGTGTATGGTAAAGTAAATTACCTGCTGTAGAAGCATCTCTTAAACCAATATGCGTTACTGTGCCAAAACTTGCTGTAGCAGTTGGGAACGTTACGTCAGCAGAGTTAGTAGAAACACCGTTAGACGGTGCAGCAAAGGTAACTGCTGTTCTAGCATAGCTTCCGCCAGTAACTTCTGTGCCTGTGTCTGCGTCTGTAGGGTCTGTTGTATATAATGCTACATATACTGTAGTAGGTGCTGTGTAAGATGTTGCTCGTAGAGTTACGTTTATTAAAGCGTTCTCTAAATAATTACTCATTTCTGCCATGATATTTTCCTATGCGATTGTTATTGTTAAAGGACTGCTTCCATACTCACTAGAATCGTCTGACGTTGATAAAGCTATTACGCCTCTATCATAAAGAGAAGCCCAAGTTTGTAATCTTGCGTCATTTAGTAAGTAAGGTTCTGCTTCACCCAATGCACCGTAAAGAAGTAGATCTGGACAAGTAGCCAAAAATACATTAGATGATACAGATGTACTGAGTTCTGGTGGTGCTGCGTAATAAAGCATAGAAAGTGTGTAAGCACTATCAGGTACAGGTGCAAAAACAAACTCTGCTGCTAGTATTGAGTATTTAGAAGGTCTACCTGATTCTGTTGTTCTAGCGTTAGCGTAAAAGTTACTAGGACTTAAATACTCTATAGGTGTTGCAGGGTTAGTAGATAAGTGTAAATCTCTCATTGCTAGAAAGTCACTAGGCAAGGCTACAGTAGCGTCTGCCGCTGTCATAGTTGCTGTTACAACTTTAAGCATTTGTCTAATACGCAAATCTCTTTTAAGTCTTTTTTCTGCTAGTGTAATAAAGTCTGGGATTTGTGCTGTTAGATCTGTACGAGCTAAGTAATCAGCTACAGATGCTTTTAGTTCTGTGTATGTTGTAAATGCCATTATACTGTGCCTTCTCGT